CGGAGAGACGGCAACCTTAACCTTCAAACGCTATGCCTTCCAAAAAGTCCCCTAACCTATCTGTCGGTCGTGGTGAAAAGTTGCCTGTGTCCAAAGGAGCAGGACTTACCGCCAAAGGCCGCGCCAAATACAACGCAGCCACGGGCAGCAACCTCAAAGCCCCTACTAAAGATAAAGACGATCCTCGTCACGACAGTTTTTGTAACCGTTCACGCAGTTGGAAAGGCGAACGCGGCAAAGCCGCACGTAAGCGTTGGGGCTGCTGAACTAAAGTATTCCAGCCTCGGCTCCGTCACTGTAACGACGGGCACCAATTTGAGCACGTGGCGGAATGTAAAGACGCCGCATGGAAATCGGTATATGACACTGGTAGCCGATACAGCGAACGAGGGCAGAAGGACTAAGCCAGTGATATGTCCGAAATCAGACCCAAGGATTGCAGGTTCAAATCCTGCCGTGCTCATCAATTTCCCACGGGTAAGCCTCGACCTTCAAACAGGCCAACGACCGATCCGGCGCGGGTGCGAAAATACGCCGGAAGATACCCATGATATTGCACTTAGATTACGAAACACGGTCACGCGCAGATATTACCAAAGTAGGTGGGTGGCGATACGCCTTCGACCCTACCACTGAGATATTGTGTATAGGCATTGCGGAAGAGAACGGTCCTCCCTCGGTGTGGACACCTTGGAAAAAAGATAAGAGAGCTGAAGCTCTGCTTCGTGAGATAGGCAAGCCGGATACGATCATCTACGCGCATAATGCCACAGGGTTTGAAGCGCCTATAACGGACGCACTTTTTGAAAAGACTACTGGGTTCAAAGCGCCGCAACACCGTCAGTGGCGCTGCACCGCAGCCATGGGTCGTCGCGCAGCCTTACCTGCGTCACTAAAACGCCTAGCCGAAGCCTTGAAGTTAAGTAACCAGAAAGACGACAAAGGAGCCGGTCTGATCCGTAAGTTCTCCATACCTAACGCTAAAACAGGTCGATGGGTAGAACCCCATGAGGACGCGGAAGCTTTTCAGCAGTTTTGCGAATACTGTTGTCAAGACGTGAGGGTAGAACAGGAGATTCATCAAAAGCTCAAGGACTTTGAATTGAAAGGGTTTCCTCTCCAGGTGTTTCTTCTCGACCTTGAGATCAACGCCCGAGGCTTTCCCGTGAATCTTGCCGCGTTAAGGAAAGCTCAAAAGATAGTTGAGCAAGAACATGTTAAGATTGCTGAACAGTTTCAAGACCTTACAGGGCTATCGCCAAATCAAAACGCCAAGTTTTTGGATTGGTTAAAAGAAAGAGGCTACGAGCGCGAAAACCTACAATCAGGAACTCTTGAAGAAGTGCTTGAGGATGAGGACTTTGATCCATCCAGCGAAGTCGGTAAGGCGCTGCTGCTCAAGAAGCGGATCAGTTTTGCTTCGCTCAAGAAGATTCCCGCCATGCTGGCTTGCGCAGGACCTCACGACAACCGAGTGAGAGGAACGCTCACGTTTCACGGGGCCGGAACAGGACGATGGAGCGCGTCCTTGGTGCAGCCGCAGAATTTTAAGCGCCCGACGATTGACGAGACCGAAGACGCTTACGCAGCAATCCAAGCAGGGATTGAGCCAAGCTGGCTTGAGACCATGTATGGTCCCAGCCTAGAGGTCGCGTCGTCCTGCATCCGCCATTTCATTCACGACGTTGAGGGAGGACCCATGCTTGACGCTGACTACGCAGCGATTGAAGCTCGCGCTCTAGCTTGGCAGGCACAGGAGAAATGGCGCTTAGATGTGTTCAACACGCATGGACGGATTTACGAGGCCTCGGCTGGTCAAATGTTCAACGTGCCTCTTGAAGAGTTTGACCTTTACAAAAAGCAGAACGGCAAAGCTCACCCTTTGAGGCAGAAGGGTAAGGTAGCCGAATTGGCCCTCGGCTATCGAGGCGGTCCTGGGGCTATGGAAAAAATGGGTGCTCTCAAGCAGGGACTCACCAAGGAAGAGCTTCCCGGCATCGTCTCGGCATGGCGTGAAGCCTCGCCTCAGATAGTCAGACTTTGGAACGAGACGGAACAAGCAGCCATCCAAGCTGTCCGCAACCCTATGAAGAAGATTCCTTTTGGCGTCCGATGCCACTTCTTCACAGCTAAGACGGCAGGCATGAACTACCTGTTCATGGTAATGCCGAGCGGGCGTCGTATTGCTTATCCAGAGCCCATGCTTGAAAAGATGCTGACCTGGAAGGTGGAGAAAAAAGTCAAGCTGCCTGACGGCAAGGAAGACATTGAGGTGACATGGAAGAAGATGCTCAATCCGACACCTGAGCAGATGGCCGTGGTTCGAAGAATAGCCCCTGACGCCAAGCTGAAGGACGCCCTTACGTTTTACGGACAACTCCCCAAGACCGTCAACTGGGGTCGTGTCGTCACGCATGGAGGAGTCCTTGTTGAGAACCTTTGCCAAGGTGTCTGTGCCGACTTCATGGCCCACGGAGCTATCAATGCGGAACGTGCTGGCTATGAAATTTGCGCGTTGATTCACGACGAAGCTTTAGCCTATTACTACCCAGATAAGGGACAGACCCTTGAAGAGTTTGTTTCTCTTCTCACCAAGCTGCCCGAGTGGGCGGAAGGAATGCCCCTCAAGGCAGAGGGCGATATTGTTAAGTTCTACAAAAAATAAAACCATGGTACACAAACTAAAAACCTACCCAGAACCCTTCAAAGCTGTCAAAATCGGAGAACGTCCTTTTGAAATCCGCAAAGGACACTTTGAAAAAGGCGACATCCTTATTCTTCAAGAGTTCATTCCTTGTTCAACCTGCAAAGGTCGAGGAGAAAACAACATAGGAGACCCCTGTTTGGCGTGTTTGGGTTCCAAAGGTAGATACACAGGGAACTCCATGAAAGCTGAAGTTACCTACGTGACAGGATTCCGCCAGCCATATAACCAATGGGTGTTAGGAATCGACCTCATTGAGACTGAACATCAAATTGCTGGACAGAAGGAGCTGCTATGAAAATGCTGGAGAAAGACCTTGAGAAGAAGGTCGTCGCCTATGCCAAAAGCAAAGGGTGTCTGTGCTACAAATTTACCTCGCCTGCTCACAGAGCGGTCCCTGACAGGATCATTGTGACCCCCGAAGGAGTCGTTGGCTTTCTGGAGTTGAAACGACCTGGAAACAGACCTACGCCTTTACAAGAAAGGGAGCTTAGTATTCTAGCTAGACAAGGGTGTGTAGTTAATTGGTGTGACGACTTAACCTCAGCTCAAGACTTTATTAACAGTCTGCTGACGTACCGGCTTCAACAGTCTGACAATTTTATATGAAGTTCCCTTCGTCAGAACCCCAAGACTTACTTACCGACCACTTGTTAGCCCACCTGCACGCCCTTGGCTTTGTAGGCGTCGGCATCGGCAAGACGAGCGCCACTCTTAACGCTTTGTCACACTTGTTGAAGTCTGGTAAGTCAAAAGGAGCCCTCGTTATGGCTCCGATGCGTGTGGCCAACTTAACATGGCCGATGGAGGTGCAACGCTGGGATGACTTCAACTGGATGCGCGTAGCGAACCTTCGCACGGAAGGGGGGAAACGCGCTTTTCTGCAAGGGAAGGCTCACATCTACGTCGTGAACTTTGAGTCGATACCTATCCTGCTGAAATTGGTTAAAGGTAGAAAAGACGTAAGGCTCGGTCTTCCCTTCGACACAATCATCGTCGATGAGTCAACCAAGATGAAAAACCCGTCGTCAAAGCGTATCAACGCTTTTAGGCGAGAGGTAAAACACGAAGACGTAAAGAGGATATGGGCGTTGACGGGGACACCAGCACCAAACAGTCTAATGGACTTGTTCGCCCAGGTGCGTTTCGTGGACGGAGGTCAGCGATTAGGGCGTGCGTTCGACCTGTTCAAACAGACGTATTTTCGCCCGACAGGTTATCAAGGATACCAGTGGAAGGAGTTGCCAGGGTCACAAGAAAAGATTGAGCAGCGCATCGCTGACATTACTTTGACCCTTCGATCTAAAGACTGGCTAAACCTGCCTGAAACCGTCGTTGAAGACGTTGAAACTCCGCTATCGACCGATTTAGCTAAAAAGTATCGAGACTTTGAGCGCGATTTAGTTCTGGAGATTCGAAAGGATAAAGAGATCACGGCTGCAAGTGCAGCAGCTCTTGTATCCAAGCTCTTACAATTCACTTCAGGCAGCGTCTATGATGAGGATGGGAAGCACAACGAACTGCATGACTTAAAGCTAAAGGCTTTAGAGCGGATAGCCAAAGAAGCGGACAGTCCCCTTTTAGTGGCTGTAGCGTTCAAACATGAAATAGCCCGTATCCGCGAGAGATTCCCTAAAGCTAAATTTTTCCAAGATGCCAAAAACCTGACATCTCAGAAAGAGATGCTGGAGGAGTGGAACGCCGGTAAGATACCCATGCTGGTAGCCCACCCCAAGTCGATGTCACACGGCCTCAATCTTCAGGCAGGAGGAAACAACCTAGTGTGGATGTCTCTGACCTATTCCCGCGACGACTACGAGCAGACCATAGGACGCCTAGAGCGTCGAGGGCAGGATGCCGTCGTTAAGGTGTGGAGGATCATGTGCCCTGACACCGTGGACTACGCCGTAGCGACCGTGGTAGAAGAGAAACGCGCAACGGAAGACAGGCTCCTTGCCGCGTTGCAACTCCTGGAGTCCTGCCGTGACAACGGCAGTAAGATTGAATTTGTGGAGGAGGAAAGCTGGATATGAACTACTACAACGAATACGATGCGAGAGCGGCTGCATGGCTGCGAGAACTGATAAACCAAAACCTAATACCTTATGGACACGTTGACACACGATCAATCACCGAAGTCAAACCCGACGAACTCAAAGGCTACGCCCAATGTCATTTCTTCGCTGGTATCGGGGGGTGGTCCTACGCTCTCCAGCTTGCAGGATGGCCCGCAGATCGACCTGTTTGGACAGGTTCTTGCCCATGCCAGCCTTTCAGCGTTGCAGGAAAAGGGAAAGGCGTCGCAGACGAACGCCACCTCTGGCCTGTGTTCTTCGAGCTTATCCGCCAGTGCCGCCCTAAGCATGTCTTTGGGGAGCAAGTTGCAAGCGCGATTAATCACGGCTGGCTCGATGGAGTATCGGCAGACTTGGAAGCAGAAGGCTACGCCTGCGGGGCGGCAGTATTGGGCGCACATTCCGTCAACTCGCCCCATCAACGACAAAGGCTTTACTGGGTGGCCTACGGCAACGACAAGCGATTGGAAAGAGGGGACTCCGTGCGAGAATGTTCCTGTGACGACGCTGGGGCGGGTGGTGTGGCTGACGGCTCCCCTTCTTTCTGGGCAGGAACAAACATCCAATGCCGAGATGGGAAAACCCGTCGCATCCCGTCTGAACCCGCTCTTTTCCCTCTGGCTGATGGGTTATCCGGTCGAGTGGGGTTATTGCGGGGAGCAGGCAATGCAATCGTTCCGCAAGTCGCGGCGGAGTTTGTCTCCGCATTCCTTGAATGCCAAGGAGAGCAGTTCGAGCAAACCGAAGAATGGGTGTGAGGAAAGCTGGATTTAGCCATGCCGCAGAACCCTTACACTTGGGCAAGGAATGCAAGGTTCAGGCTGACGTTTGAACTTGGTGGGTGCTGCCGTGAGTGCGGATCAACCAAAGAACTTGAGTTCGACTGCATCATACCGCAAGGTCATCACCATCATGCGCTCGGGTACGTCAAAAGGACGACGTTCTACCGCAGGCAGCACAAAGAAGGTAATCTTCAGATACTTTGCCGAAGATGCCACATCAAGAAGTCGAAAATAGAGTTTGCCGATTTTCAGAAAAGAGAAGAAAATGAACCGTTTTGAATCTATGGAAAACAATGAATCTCCTTTAGCCCGTCAGGAAGGTGGAAGCCATTACAAAAACCTCGCTATACAACCTGTGGAATTTATTCACTCCAACAAGCTCAACTTCCTTGAAGGTTGCGTTGTAAAGCGTATATGTCGTCACCGACGCAAGAACGGTGCCGAGGACATCCTCAAGGCGATTCACGAACTGGAACTGCTGCTCTCCATGGAATACCCAGAAGGGAGAACTCGTCATCCGTCGTGCCCTGATTGAATATGAACCCACGGCAACAGCAGCTTTTCGACAAATTCAAGAAGGTCAAATACGGCCTTACGTTCCGTCCTGTTTTGGACGTGAAAGGAAACCCCGTTGCTGCCAAGCCTGATGTTCTAATTGAGAAAGACATTCTTCGTAATTACGAGACTTACATCGCCGTCTCAGGTAATAAGCTCATGTCTTGGGAGGAGCATTTCAAAGTGTTCGTCTCAATCATCTGGGATAATCCAAACACGAAATACCGTTTCACTTGGAACCCCTACGCCGAGCGTATCCTTGACCACGTTAGGCATCACCGTTTCTTGGGAGTATCGGGACACGCGTCGAGCGGCAAGTCGCAGTTTGGAGCTGTCTGGGCGATAGCCAACTTTTTGATTGATCCTGAGAACACTAAAATCCTCATCACTTCAACCTCCCTCCAAGAGTCGAGGATGCGTATCTGGGGGGTAGTGGAGAAGTATTGGGGAGAAGCTGAAGCTTTTTTCGCTCCTATGGGAGGATTGCCAGGAAAGCTAGTCTCGTCTTCAGGTAAGATCACCGGAATCATTACAGGCAAAGCGGATGATCTCACAGGCCTCGCCCTTATTGCTGGGGGTAAAGGTAATGACGGTGACGCTTCAACTAAGATCGGTTTCAAGGCAGGAAAACTGATCTTGGTGGCTGACGAGCTTCCTCTACTAACTCACAAGCTTTACGACGCGGCTACGAACCTCTTGTCTAACGACGGTTTCCAGATGCTAGCCACCGGCAACTTGACCTCGGTATTCGATCCTTTTGGATTGTTTACGGAGCCTGAGAATGGCTGGGACAGCATCACAGAGGACGATATGGAGTGGCGCACGCGCATCGGCGGCTACTGCATCCGGTTTGATGGAGAGAAGTCGCCAAACGTCATCGCTGGACGCGAGCTCTACAAAGGATTGCTCACCCAAACAGGATTGGACGAAATACGCGCCAAGTTCGGCGAGCGTTCACCTGGGTTCTACCGAATGGTTAAGTCCTTCCCGTGTCCCTCGGGAGCGATTGACACCATCTACTCCGAGCCGGAGCTAGTGAGCAGGTTATGTGGGAAAAAGGAAACGCCGTGGTTACGTAGGCCGACCCCTATAGCTTTCCTCGACCCTTCTTTCTCAAAAGGTGGTGACGCTGCTGCGGCTAGCTTTGGGTTTATCGGTGAAGCCCAAATCAACGGGCGAACGATTCAAGTCCTTGAGAAGGACGAAACTATTGACCTGATGCTGCGTGTAGAAGCCCAGCATAAGACCAAAGATCGCAATGAGCAGCTTGCCGAACTGTTTATCGCGGAGTGCGAAAGGCGAGGAGTAGCCATCCACGACCGAGGCGTCGATGCCACAGGGGGAGGAGACCCTTTTGCCACGATCTTAGCCATGAAGATGGGTCACGGTTTCCAGCTAGTCAGCTTTGCCGGAGCAGCTTCGGATATGGTGGTTAGTGCGACAGACAAGCGTAAAGGGAAAGACAGGTTTGGGAACCGAGTTTCTGAGCTTTGGTATGTCGGAAAAGAGTTTGTAGCAGGGGGACAGATTCGAGGCCTAGACCCTGCAACCATGCGGGAGATGTGCGAAAGGACTTACAAAGAGATTGGGAACAAGGTGTATGTAGAACCCAAGTCGGATATGAAAAAACGCACCGGTGGGCGTAGTCCTGACCGAGCAGACTCCTGGGTGGGCTTGATAGAGATAGCCCGCAGAAGGTTTAAGTTCACGGCGGCAGCTAGAGCTTTAGCGCCAGCACCAAAAAAAGCCGATCCTTTTGACTGGTTTTCTGAAATTGAGAAACCCAAGAAACCTGATTTCCGAAAACACTTTACCGTCGCCGAGGACTTTTATGCTGGGCAACAAAGTTCTTGGGGAGAAGGCTTTGACAGCGCAGCGAACATATTCTAAATACGGAAACTCAATGAACGAACAATCCAAATCACATAATGCCCGCCTGCGTAACGGCGACTATCGCTTTCTTAGAGGAGAAGTCCTCGACATCGGCTGCGGACCCGACCCTATCAAGCTGCCTCCGCCAGCCACCGTTACGGGGTGGGATTTGAAAGATGGAGATGCCCAATACCTAGGCACCTTAAAAGACGATTCATTTGACGCCGTGGTGTCTAGCCACTGCCTAGAGCACATGCACTGCGTACGCACGTCCCTAAAAAACTGGGCGAGAGTTCTCAAGACAGGCGGCTACCTTTTGATCTACGTCCCCTCTTGGCTTTTCTATGAAAAGTATCAATGGCCTTCTCGATACAACGGCGACCACAAAGCTAGCTTTGATTTGATTGACCCGCCTGTTCGCCCCGACCACAACTTTTATAGCTTCCGAGATATGCGACGTATAGGTCTTGAGTGCGGTCTAACTTTGGAAGACGCACGCATCGAGATCGACAATTACGATCTGACGAGGGTGTGGGATAAGCGTTTTGACCAAACCCTCGGTAAAGCACAGGCTCAGGTAACTTTCATTTATTTCAAAGCGTGATGAATGTAGAAAAACACTTCGGTTCTTCAGGAGACTTCGGGGATGTCATTTACTTACTCCCTCTGTTACAATCTTTTGAGAAAACACGCCTGTCTCTATACGACCGCCCGTGGACGAAGAAGATAAGTTCTCGCTATCATGTCTTTGAGCCCCTGTTATCCGCGCAGCCTTACATACAAGAGGTTACGCTGACAGAAGAATCCGCTCCTTTAGACTTATCTACGTTTAGGCCAGACTATAAGCCGACGCAAAGTCTGTTGGCCAGTCAGTGTGCTCACGGGAAAAAGAAATACGGGCTACCTATCGTCAAAGGAGATACACCCTGGCTGTTCGTCAATAAGGCCAAAGAGACCAAGGGGCGCGTTGTGATTGCTCGTAGCCCGCGATACCATAACGACCTGTTCCCTTGGAAGACGGTGCTGAATCACTACGGCCAGAGCGTGCTTTTCGTGGGCCTGTCTGAAGAGCATGAGGACTTCAGCAAGAAATTCGGACGCGTTGAACACAGACCTGTGAAAGACTTATTGGAGTTGGCCGAGTTGATCGCTGGTTCCGAGCTATTCGTTGGCAACCAATCAAGCCCTTATGCCATAGCTGAAGGCCTCAAGCACCCACGCATCCTTGAATGTAATTTGCGAGTGCCTGACTGCATTTTCCCCAACGGAGGTCAAATCTGCTACGACGGGAGATTAGATTATTTGCCAGCCGTTGGTAAACGTAAGAGAGTCGAATTTACGAAAGATATTAAGTTTCGCAAAGATGACTGGATGTGTTGCCCTCCTGGTCAGTGGCAATACCCTGGATACAAAACGCAAAACGACATTAACGCCTTGGCGCAAATAGTAGCCCGAGAAGTTGGATGTAAGGTACCTGAAGCACGTCAAGCTGTGTATCAGTTTAACTGCGAACGGCTTCCCGATTATTTCAAAGACAACGTGGGGGCTATTTACGACCGAGTGCTTAAAGCTATTCAAGCCGCAAAATGATCATCGTCATACCGTTCGGATCACCCAAAGATACTCCGCAGCTCAAGCTGTTGGCGAAGGTTATATCCAAACTTAGCATCGTTCAGCAGAAAGTGCTGCTTGTCCACGCACCCGCTTTGTCTGAAGAGGCATCTGAAGTAGCCAACACCCTTAAAGAGGCTTGTGCCTCGGTAGAACTACTGAACACGGAAGAAAACTTCTTCCACGGTTGGTTCAAAGGACCAAACCGTATGTTCCATTGGGTCGTTGAGCACTTGGAAGTATCGGGGTCGAACGACGCTTTTCTATGGCTTGAAGCTGACTGCTGCCCCCTTGTTAAAGGTTGGTCTGACACGTTGGAGAACGCCTACGAGGCATCTGGGCAGCCTTACTTTGGGTTCGTTCGCCCGACGCTGCACAAAAGGCCTGATGGTTCGCACTTCACCAAGCCGAACGACAACATGCTCATGGGTGGGGGAACGATCTATCCTCCCCACATGTACAAGAATCCAGCGTTGATCCCGCTGCTCCGCAACTTGTCCATAGAGAATGAAAAAGCCCATGCAGCTTACCCGTGGGACGTGTACTGCCGTTGGCAGTTCTTCAAAAAAGGCGTTCACGCAACAACGCTTACCTTTGATCGCTGGGGAACTTGTAACTACCGATACCAAGGAGGGGTTTTACATTGTGACGCGCACGCAGACTACCCAACAGCCAACGGAGGCGTTATACCTCCAGAAACAGTTTTGGTGCATGGTTGCAAAGACGAATCCCTTCACCGTCTAGTCCTTGACGCCCTTACACCGAAGCCTCGGATCGTAGCACCACCTCCTGCTCCTGTCGTAGAGCTGACACCTCCTCCTGCTCCTGTCGTAGAGCTGACACCTCCTCCTGCTCCTGTCGTAGAGCTGACACCTCCTCCTGCTCCTGTCGTAGAGCTGACACCTCCTCCTCCTGCTCCTGTCGTAGAGCTGACACCTCCTACATTCATAGACCCTTGGGAGTTACCTGCTGAACTTCCTGCCCCTAAACCTGCCGTTGCTCATGTCCATGCGCCTGCACCGATTTTAGAAAAAAGCTCAGAAGAGCAACCACCTAGAAAACGGATTGGAAGACCCCCAGGTAGCAAGGATAAGAAGAAACGGAAGATGCCGAAGCGCCGTAAAAAGGCCAAGCCTAAAAGCCGGAAAAGGCGAAAAGGCCCAAAGCCCAAGCCAAAGAAGAGGGGGCCTAAACCTAAAAAGCTTCGGATCGCTCCCCTAAACTTGAAAAATTTAGTCGCTCCTGGGGATAGGCTGCGCGAAGCTATCCGTTTTTTCAGAGCACATAAATTCCCTCTCGGCATTCGGACGATTGCTGCGACGGTGAAAATCGGACCCTTGGATGTTGTCCGCCAAGAGTTGAGAAAAATAGGCTATGCAGAGAATAGCCAGGGCACTATCCGTTACCTATCAGACTTAAATGCACCAGTTCCTTAAAGACCTTCAAACCTCTCCTCAAACTCAAGCGCGCCTTCGTCGTGATCGCGAAGTCGAGGAAAAGACTGTCAAAGCTGTCCAGAACTTACTCAACGACTTAGAACCCATTCCTGGGGTAGGTAAGCTCATATACGGCATTGAAGTATCCAACGACGAGCTATCTTTGAGTGTAGGAGTTCGCCGAGAAAGTCAGTCCTCAATCATCCAACAACCTGGAACGTAATCTGGAGTAATACCCAGTTTATCGTCAACGCGCTTGAGCACGTCTAAAGGTATAGCGGCTTTGGACGATACGTCACACCCACAAGCTAAGCAGGATTTTCGGTAAACGACATCCGCTCTCGGCACTTTTCTGCCAGCCATAACTTCCGTGATCTGAGCGGCTAGCCAGCCACACCCACCGCAGCTAATTTGACCCAATTTTGGGCACGTTGCGCATATATCGACACGACGACGATGTTCTTCTTCAGGTACTAGTTCCCGACCATAACGTAGCTCTTTCATGGTGGCCATGAACCTCTTTACGTCGTTTCCTGTGAAGTTACGCGAGTTGG